GATATAGAGCGGCGGAAAGAGAATCGAGGTAGGCGCGGAGCCATTGCGCCAGGCTGCAGCCTCCACCGACACCGGACGCTCTACGTTGAGATTACCGCCCGGCCCGATGGTGTAGCTCACTGCGCCGGTAGCGGGCAGGATCAGCGTTTTCAACGCATAGACCGCCAGATCCGAGGTGCGCCACTGCGCCAGCATCTGATTCAAGGTCGCAATGGCAGTTTCCGTCTGGGCGGCAGAAGGCGTTTGGCCCTCCCCGATAATCCCGGTGTCCATTAATGCCAGATTTACCACATCCGAGACGGTTGTCATGGCATGTCCTAGGCTTTGGCTTTCTCAATCTCTGCGGTGAGACGTTCCACGCCCCAACGCTTATCCACCTTCACGCCCAGCGCGGCGGCTTGCTCTTCCAGGCTGACCACCTCGTCGGAAGGCTTGGGCGCTCCGGCATCGGCGTAGCCATCAAAACGCATGGCTTCCTCTTCCTCAGGCGAAAAGACAATCTTGAATTCGTCTTCCACGTCGCCGTTCAGATACAGGCATTTCGGGAATTCTTGCATCCCCATTCTCCGAAAAAGACCCGCCGAAGCGGGCCCGAGTTAGGCGACGACGCCGGTTTGGGTCGAATCCGGGCGCGTGTATTGCACCGAATAGACCTCACTCGCGGTCGGCGTGATCGGGGAGGCGGTGTTGTTACTGAAGGTGATGGCGAGCGTATTGGCCGCCGAGACGCGCACGCCAGCCAGGCCGAGGCCAGCTTGTGCAGTCGGCTTGTTGACGTCCACGAAATCGCCGGTTTTGAGGCCGGGGACCGTGAAGGTCTGTTCTGCCGTGGTGTTGGCGGCAACCTGCGCGGGCGAGAGCGTCACCGAAATGACGCCCAGCGCCTGCGTATTGCCCATGATGATTCCAGCCATAAGGATCTCCTAGAGGAATGGGCTGGCGCCATCCGGATAGGATAGCGCCAGCATGGGCGGATTTAGTTGCTCAAAATCCTGGCCGCCAGTTGGGCGCGCAGGGTCTTGTAGCCGTACAGGCAGTCGATACGGCACGGGAACACATCGTTGGAGATGTCGTACGCACGCACGATGCGCAGCGAGATACCGTCGTAGACTTCGCGGGCCGAGAAATCCACGCCCTTCGGCATTTGCAGATCGGCCGACACGAAGGCAAAGGCGTCCTTGTGGAAGGCCAGCGAGGGCTTATAGACCGCCGAAGCACCGCCAACCTTGGTGATGGCTACGCCGTTGGCGATACCCGCTGCGACCACGTTCTGCGCGCCGGTCGAGGTGTAGATCGCCGGGGCGAAGCTCAGCGTACCCGCACCGCCTGCGTAGTCTGCCGTCACGACGAACTGTTGCAGCACGCCGGTATCGGCCTTGGTTTCCGGATGCACGCGGTTCGTGCCCGCGAAGGTGATCACGTCGCCCTTCTTGAAGGTCGTCGCGCCGGTTGCCACCACCACCGAGGTCGAGCCGTTCGTGGTGACAGCGCCGTTGACCGTGTAGGTCGTGGCCGAAGCGGCGGTGCCAGTGGTCTGCGACGGCAGCAGGGTGTTTTCGTAGATCGTGCCGAAGCCAGCGGTGCGGCCAACCATGCCTTCGCGGTATTGCTTGGAAATCTCGGTCGAATCCTGAAACAGACCCTTCAGGCCGTCAACCAAGTCGAGGTTATCCTGAGTATTCAGGATCAGCGTACGAACGCTGCTCGGGGCCAGGTTGTCCACCAGCAGCTTGCGGGCCGACAGCGCCTTATTCAGCGTGATGGCCGAGCCGATGTTGTTCACGGCGTTGTACACATCGAGCGCCATGTTGAAGGCGTCCGCCTCGATGTTGGCCGACAGCACGGCCATCGCCGGCTCAAGGATGCGGTCCGCGAAGTCGTCGAGCGAGAGGGTCAGTTCAGCCGAGCTGAACGTCACGTCAACGCCCTTCTGCGTACCCATCGTGACCGATACGCTTTGTTCAGTCGTGTCTTGGGTCGAGAGGGTCTTGCCGGTACGCACCGTGTATTGATTCGGCAGACGCACCTTCAGGGTATCGCCGATCTTGGCGCCCGATTGTGCGTAGGAGTCGTCATATTGACGGTTGATCGAGCCGATGAAATTCAGCTTTTGGTGCAGGATCGCCAGCGCGCGGCGCGTGACGGCGGTGGGAGTGAGGATCGAATTAGGCATGTTTGCTCCGAATTGTCAGATTTAACGTTTTCGGCGGCCTTCGTGATAACGACGCATCCATTCATCAATGGGCAAATCGTCACTAATGCCACCTTCGCTAGTTCCACCCGTGCCAATCGGTTTGATCGGTGCGGGCGCCTTAGAGACAGGCTTGGCGGCGGGCTTGCTCAGCTCTTGCTCAAGCTTGAACAGTTCGCGCGCCTGTTTCGTAGGAGGCAGGGAAAAAATCCGGGTTGCCTCGTCAAGGTGTTCCGCTTGCCCCAGATAGTGAATGACCTTGTGCGGTGCATCCGTATCCAGCGCCAGACGGATGAAGTTGTCATCCATCCCCGCCATCGTCAGATTAGTAACGGCATTCTTGAACGCGGAGTCTTTGAACTCCTTCGCCCCGTCCTGCAGTACCTTGCTGACAGATTCGTCAAAGCGTTGTGCCTCTACGAGTTTCTGTGCTTCCGTTTGAACGAGCTTGCGCACGTCCTGCGGTTGCTGCCCGTCATCGTGCTGAGGGTCTTGCTGGAGAGCCTGGCGTAATTGCTCATTCTCCCGGCGCAATTGCTCAGCGGCATTACGTGCCTCATACTTTTCGCGGGTAATCTCGCTAATGCGGCGCTGGAACCAAGGCTCTTTCTTCTTGCCTTCGTCCGGCGTCTCATCGGTTTGATGTTCCGCTTCCTGCTCTGCGGTCGCTTCAGAGCCTTGGGTTTCGACCTCTTGCACCTGTTCAGGCTGAATGCCTTCCGCCGGGTTCACGGATTCGATTTCATCGGACATGGAATGGATTCCAAGAGATTGAGCCCGGTGATACAGCACCGGTACTGTCTTGTTACTAACTAAACGCCATTATATACAGGATTATCAAAAATGAAACGCTAGCCCGGAGGCGGCCTATGGATGAAAATGCCCGCTCGGGGCGGGCTGTGGTTGTGCGAACCTACGCGGCTAGATTTAGTGCGCCTGCCATCAGGTTGTGGCCGTCAGATGACGGGTGAACGCCGTCAACACTGAACATGCCAATACTGGTAGCAGCGCTGGAAACCGTTGTCGATGCAGCGGAGCCACCAATTGTTATTGTGGTTGCGTTCGTGACTGCGGCAATCCAAGTGTCCAGCCCGATACCGCCCGCGCCGGCGCCAGCAATGTAAATCTGCCGGAATTTATCCGCCGCCGTGAAATTGGCTGTGGCGCTGGTGAAGGTACTAGACGATGCGTTGATAGCGCCATCAGAAACAGACCTTACGCCCGTAATGGCCCACTTGCCGGAATTTCTGCTGGATTCAACCGCATCAGCAATTTCAAAGTATCCAGCCAGCGGATGCCCGGACTGCCCCGCTCGCAACGTACCAGGTGCATTAGAGCCGGTTGCTACTGCAACGCCGTTTAGTATTGGGGCGCCATCTCGAATCCAGTCGTTGATTCCAACCCGGACTGTTTCGCCAGTCTTAACCGTCTGATTGGCGACGGTAGCCCATCCATCAGTCGAAGTGGTGGACGGCACGAGGGTCGTTGCCTTGGTGACTATGCCTCGCGCTGCAAGCCATTGCCAAATGGTGATCTTATAGCCCTGCAACTGCGCTAAAGTTGCGCCGGCTGTGAAAATATCATTGGTGCCGTATTCATCAAGCGCATGAGTGCATGCAAAGAGCTGTGCATTTCGCGTGGTGGACGTGATGAAACTTGCGGCACGATCACCTGGAAGGGCGCCATTGAAATATCCAGCCAATGCTGCAATGCACGCCTGCACAAAGAAACCGTAATCGGTGGCTCTGTTATCTCCTGCAGCCGCCATGATGCTATCGCCCAAACCGCCCCACGTCTTCGGCCTGATACCAGAAATCGGAATTCCCAAGATTGCAACCGGGCTATATGCCGGCCCTTGCGATGTAGAGCAAGCACTATTTGACGGCGTTGCATCAGTGTTCGCGGCGGAAGCCCCTTCAAGGCTGCTGGCGTTTGTGAACATCGAGAGTGGCCATTTTTGACCGGCACTCGCCACCGACACATAAGTACGGACGTAGAGATTCTGTCCAGCAACCGCATTCAGAGGGATGGGATCACTGATTGCGTAACAGCCGGGGTCGATGACGACCGACCGCGCGCCATTGAACGACACCGGGTAGGCCGTGCCAGCCGAAGACGCCCCAATCGTGCCATTCTGCACCGGGTCCATGCTTGCTTTAACCGTAATGGTATTTGGCCCCAGCGTCGCGCCGTTGTAGTAGTTCGCGTAAATTAGGCGAAACTCACATGCAGATAC